AAAGCGTCTACGATGTGCGTAGCCCAATTATCTAAAGGCTTTGACTTGTAGCATGCTCTAGCATCGTCATATTCTCTCTGGTACTCCCGAATTGCTCTAACACCCATCTGGCAGTTTACTTTATCAACCATGATGTTTGGAAAAACATAGCGTATGGCTTCAATACCATCTTCAAAGTTTACTTTGTGTGTCACCTGAAAGTTCCATCCTGCTTTTCTGGCTTGCATTAAGCGTGACTCAGTATGTTCCCATCCTTGATGTTCTTGTTTTACATCATGAGGCATAAAATGGTTTCCCCACTTGCAACCTATACTTTGTCTGATTCGTTCTGCTGCATCAAGATAGTACTTAAGTGGCTGTCCTGAGTCGTGAAGCAGGTGAAGCAACTTAACACGGTTGCCTTCAATCTGAAACAACCACCCTGCTGTTGCGTCTGTGCCTCCTAAATCCCATGCGCTATGCAATGGTAAACTTGGATTTGCTTTGAGCGTGGTAAGTCTTCCTTCTCTTTCCATCTCCGACATCTCACGTGTGAAGTATGCACCTAAGTTTCCAATCTCGAATGACACCATGAATTCTTGTTCAACCATTTCTTTAGACATACCCATCTTTTTGGCTTCTTCGATTTGTTCGGGGGTAATTACAGGCGTGCCATCTGTCTTCTTAGTTTCCTTAACGGATAAATGTTGAACTAAATACCTAGGGTTTTCCCTAACCGTATCGAATACATCCCATCCATGATTCTTGCCCCTAGGTGTAAACTGTAATACTTCAAGGCCACCATTCTCAATCAAAATAGGATTAAGGTATTGTCTAGCTAATGGGTTGTGTAAACTAAACTCAGAATAGATAATGCTAACTGGATTTGTTCCCATCATTCCGTTAAAATTGTTACTGCCCCCAAAAATAAGTCGGCTTCCATTTATAAGGCGCATCTCCATACGTGCGTCATTCTTATACTCGATTAAGCATTCAGGTATATAAGAAATAAATGGTTTTCCGGTGTGGTCCAGGCCTGACCATACGACTTCCCTTGCTTGTTTTTGTAGGGGCAATAGATATATATGCGTGCCAACCCTCATAAGGCTTCGCAAGAGCAACGCTTGTATTGAAATGGTATCTTTGCCAGCCCTTCTATGAATAACGCTACAAACGTTCCTATCTTCCTTTATAGCTTTTAAGAAATCCATCTGGTAATGACGTGGTTCTAATATGTAGGGAACTTTTATATACATTATGATTTCATATATTTTTCAATTAAAGCAATACCTGCATCGGTGCCTATAGCCCAATCTGCAAGATAACCATTAGCATTCATTTGGTCAATAAAAGCTTGTTGTCTTTTGATATGCTCTTCTTGTGCTTTAGTAAACTTCCAGCCATCTTTTTTAATTTCCATAAATAGACCTGGATAAGTGGCCGTAGGAAGAGCAAAAAATAGATCGCTTGCCCCAACACGAAAGCCAAGGCGAGGCAAAAGAATGTTTGTTGAACGTGACCTGTTGCCCTCATTATGTATTTTGATAACACTGCTGTATAACCTTGGATGCGCAAGTTTGCAGTATTCTAATATGTTTATGGTTGTTCTGTCTTCGGGTTTAATCTTAAATTTTTTCTGCTGAGATGTCCGTAGTCGCACAATGAGTCCCTGTATTGAAATGAGAGCTACCAGCAAGTCTAACTGCCAGCCAATACTCGTAGGCTACTATTGGGTTAACTAGGTTGTCAATCAAACTGCTATAGAAAATGCTATCAATTGTACGTCTGGAATACTTGCCCGGGCATGAGTACATAAAATCGTGCAATATGGCCGGAGAGATTGTTTCACTGTCTGTAGGCGAGTGAATAAACCATATCACACGAGGTATGGAGGCCAAATCTGTTTCAAACCCTGCTGGCACAACAACAACATCATCATTAACCATTGCAACTAAGGGATTACAAAGCTTAAAGGAATTGTTAGTTGTTGGCTCTAAACAAGGTTTTCTAGGAAAATCAACGTTACTTTCTGGAGAACATGACATTATAAAAGTAAATAGAAGTGCAAGTAAAGCGAGTGTTGTATAAGCTTTGATATTCATAATAGGCCCCAAGGATAAGGAGAACTCGAGGCCGTCACAAGTAATACATAAGCATTACACTTACATACAGTACTATCTAAAGTGATACTACTTGCAGCCCTTGCCACTGCGTCCTTTACCTTTCTTTTTCATTTTCATTTTCATTTTCATTTGTAGTAACCTGTAAAATATCTACCATTTCAATTTCGCATAGAAAATATATTACGTCTATAACCTTTACCAATAATTTTAATATCAGTATTAATTGTAACCCATATTGCATGGCTAACAAGAATGAATATAAACCAGTATGCTTCTTTTTTTGTTATAATAGAATTATAATCGTAACAAATCATGAAATATATCTCCCAATAATTTCATAGTTAAAAAAAATCCCCAATCAAGGGGATATTATTTTTTCTTTTTCTTTTTTGATTTGCCTGCTGAGGCAAGACTGGCTGCTACCGCTTGTTTCTGTGGGTAACCTTCTTTCATCATTTTAGAGATATTACTACTGATGGTTTTTTTACTTTTACCTTTTTTCAATGGCATTTCATTTCCCCTTTTTTCTAGCTGCACGGATATTATTTTTTACTATAAGTACCTTTTTCATAAAGATATTTTATAGCTCTTTCCAGTACAAATACAGAATCTTTCGACATACCTATCATAGTATTACACATCAAGCAAAGTATACCCCTGAATTCACCAGTTTCATGATTATGGTCAATAGAATATCCTCTGCGTCTATTTTCATAAACCATTAAGTCAGGTAATTCATCAAGACAAATTGCACAGCATCCATTTTGATTATTCCAAGCGCTTTCAAATTCTTGATAACTTATTTTGTACTTATATTTTAAATGCTGCTCTAATCTTTTTTTAGGAGTTCTGCTTTGCCAAGAATTTTTTTGTTTGTGTTTAGAGCATTCTATGCAATTCGATTGGCCACGCCAAAAATTTGATTTATGCTTTTCTAAATTGCAATTACTGCATTTGATATATAAATCATCTATTGCATCATATATTTCTAATTTTTTTTTGTTAGCCAGCCTATGATGTTCATTTTTACATGTTTTACATTGCGAATCATGTCCATCCTTTTTTTTATGATGCTTGTGAAATTCTGTAATGAATAATTCTTTTTTGCATTTAGAACAGCACTTAATCATTTCTTTTTTGCCGCCATCATATTATCAATTAAATTTGGCCACTTTCTTCCTGCTTTCTTTGCCATAGCCTTAGCACTAGATTTTTGTTTAGGAGTTAGCTTCTTTGGTTTGCCTAGGCTTTTGGGTCTTGGTTTATCCCATATTTCTTTTTTCATATTAGCAATCCCATTTTCTTAATGCTTTGTTAATTCTACTGTTAGGGTCTTTAGCAGTTTTAGCAGAGGTAAGTTTCTTCTTCATGCCTTCCATCCTACTACAAAAACTCTTTCGTCTAGCTGCTGCCTTAGGTGACTTCTTGGCTTGTTCAGCACTAACTGGGGCTTGAAGGTTTCCGCCCGTAGCTCTGTTGTATTTCGCTCTCCCAGCACTAGAAAGTCCTCCACTAGGATTCTTGTCTTTTTTAGTCATTACAACGGACGGTTTCTTTTTCATGATGGCCACACTATCTGTGGTAAAGATGTCATAAACTCATCTTCACTCGGAATACTTCCGCCCGAATCAATAGCCATATACTCAATATAAACATGCTCCCAAACCTGGTCACGCCATGCAATAAATGCTTCAGCTTCAGAATGCCATTGCACGTTAGAGCTACTAACATAACTAGCAATACTTTGTGAATCACTATAGCCACGACTTTGTGCAGTACTATCGAGTAATGCTGCAACTTTAAAATCAATATCTTTTTTAAATGTTTCTACATCAAACTGTCGTTGATATTGAGGAATCTCAGCTTCAAGTTCTTCAGTAGTTGGCTCAGGTACATTTGGCACATCCCAGTATTTTATTAATATTGGACCAGGAATCGTATCTTGACCAAACATGATATGCATTAATTCAACCATGCCAGGGTATTTTATTTTACAAACATCAACAATATTCATTATCTCACTCTCCTTGCAATAATTTGACCTTGATAAGACCCAGTCCCTGTAAAGGCAGGACTAACAACTAAATATATTGTTGTATTTGTGTTTACAGAAAATCTTCTTGTTGGTGCTACACCAAAAGCAACATATTGAGCTCCCACCGAATAAATACCAGAGCAATAAGCTTCTGCTGGTAAAGTTGCAGAGGTGGTATTTACTGCCGTTAAGCACGTATAAGATGCACCTGAACCACCAACAGCGGAGGAGCCACTAACATCCCAATCTCCAGCCGTAATTGTTATACTTGTAGCATTGAAATTAACGCCATTAGTAATACCGCCTGTGTAGGTTGTAACCGCTGAGGTTATGGTTTCTCCTACACTACCAGCAGCAGCATCATTATTTGTTGTGGTACCAACTATACCTGACGTAGTGCTGAAGGTTATTTGTGAAAGTGTGGGTGCAGTATTTAAAACTACGCTGCCTGTGCCTGTACTTGTTGTTACGCCTGTACCACCTTGCGCAACTGGCAACGGAACTGGTAGTTGTGATGTAAATCCTTGTGACATAATTTATCCTTAACCAAAATAAGTTATATTTGCACTTCCAGCATTGAAGGTTCCACCGCCAGATTGACCAATGTAAACATCAGTTAATGCATTAGTACATGTTAAATAACCACCCGTGGATGAGCCTTTAGCACTTGTTCCGCCAGTTACACCACCACTAATTGTCCAGGTATTATTAGTGTTGTTACTTAATGTTAAAATAACTGTGCCAGTAGCTGGTGTTGAAGCCGTATAAGTATTTGATTGTTGAATTACAAAATACCCTGTATTTGTAGAACCGTTAACAGTATTTCCTGTGATTCCAGACCAACAGGCCGAAACATAACTAGATGTGATTTGGCCTCCGCTTGTGCCCAATCTTACCCAAAGGTCTCCAGCTATAGAGGTCGCTAACCCCATAAAATTAATATAAATTATTTTAGAGGTTGATGGTATTGAGCCAAATTGAATAGAGCTGCCCCCACTACCTGTTGCACTTACTGTTACAGGACTAACAGAAGCAGCCTGAAAAGTTGGTAAAGCCCCTGCACCATTCGATGTTAAGACCTGCCCACTTGTGCCAACGCTTGCAATCGATTGATGCGCACCTGTAGAAGTAGTGCCACCACACTGTACAGCATAAGCGGTAGCAGAAGTTGCTCCTGTACCGCCATCACTAACAGGTAAAGGCAGCGTAATTGTTTGTGGATTTACAAAACCTTGTGACATATTAGCTCCTTACGAATTTTCCACGCCAAAAATATTAAAACTTAATGTCGCAAGCGTATTGTATACTCTAACAACATCACCGGCTCCAAGGGTAATCCCGATTGTGGTTGCAAACGTGTTGTTACCAGGTATTGCAATATCATAGTACAAATACTGTGATGCAGTATCAGCAGCTCCAGAAACCGCAACACTGATTCTAAAACTTGTCGCAGTAGCACTTTGATTAGCTACTGTAATTGTTGAAACTGTTGCAGTAGTTAAAGCTGGCACTGTATAAGCTGCCGTTAAAGTTGCAGCACTTGGTTTAGACTGCCCTAATATTTTGTAAGTTGTTGCCATTTTAACCACCCATTAAAAGGAAAGAGAAAGCTGCATCAGCACCACCAGCAGCAGCATTTTGGAAACTAGGTAATGCGCCAGCTCCGTTACTAGTTAAAACTTGCCCTGCGGTTCCAACACTGGCCACTGATTGTTGTGCGCTAGTTGATGTCGTTCCACCACAAATTACTGCATAAGCTGTGGCTGTAGTTCTACCTGAACCTCCCGAACCAACAGGCAATGCATTTGCAAGTGTTGTGACACCGGCATTACTAATGCTTAAAGCTGTGACAGGAATCAACGCGCCATCAGGTGTAACCATCAATTCTAGTTTTCCTGGCGCAGAGCCATCAGCCAAAGTACCAGTGCTGTCTGCACTAAAACGCATTTGACCAAAAACACCGTAGTAAGAATTTAACCAACCCGTAGCATACATGCTGTAAAGAGGCATGTTTGCCGTTACTGTTGCATGAGCTGTAGTATTAGAATTACTTCTAGCTGCGATTTGTAATGGTTCTTGTGTGGTTGAATGTTTGTGAATTGTGACCATCGCAGGAGCAGTATTGCCAATATCATTGACACGGAATCGGGAATTAAATGCCACGCCATCAATTAAAATATTTCCTACTTCAAGACCTGGGTCTCCAACATCAACATGACCTGTGCCATTTGGCTCCAGGTATAAATTGCCGTTAGTTGTAATAGTGCTAATTGTGTCCGTGTTAATGTTAATATCATTAATTGTTACGTTAGTCATAGTCGGAGCGGTATCACCAACAAACTTCCCTGTGCCAGTTTGGCTCGCTAGACTTGTATTTACTGCATTATTAGTTGCCATATTGATTCCTTATGCTACAGTGATTGCGCCCTGAGGCCCACCTAGGCATGTCCAAGTAGTGTTAGCCGTTGTACATAGTAATTCTATACTATCGTACCGATTTGTAGATTCAACATATCCACCAGCACCTACAGTTGATGCAGTTGACCCGACCTGTATTTGTTGACCTGCGCCCTGTGCTATTCTCCAGCCACCAGCACCTTTACCAACAATATTAATTACCGTTCCAAAAGCTGCTACAGCCGGGAGGGTTAGCGTAACTAATCCGGCATTGTTTGTTACATAGCCTTGGTCTGGAGCCATTGTTTGACTTGCGCCTGTGATTTCATTCCAGCCAATACCAGAACCAGTTCCGCTTAATGTAATAGTTCCTGCGCCCACTGCTACACTGATACCGCTTGTTCCGGTAATTGTCCCAATAACTGGTGTTGCACCTGTAGAGCCAATTAAAATTTGGCCATTAGTCATAGAGCCTGTCCAGGCAGGGACTCCAGACGCATTAGTTACCAAAGTTGCACTATTAGCACTTGCTAGTCCTCCAACTGTATTTGTCGCAGAGCTATAAAGCAATTGATTAGCTGTTGTTGTGCTTGGATAGGTTGCTGTAGTAAACGTATAAATTGAACCATTACTTTGAGCTAAAGTGCCATTTCCACCAATGCTTGTCGCTCCTGTACCACCATAACCCACAGCAACAGTGTTACCTTGCCATGTTCCTGAGCCAATCGTACCTACACTTGTTATGTTGCCTTGTACTGCACTTGGCAATGTAGAACTTATACTTGGTACACCGCCTGCACTTGTAATAAGCACGCCATTATTTGCTGTAGCCAAACCAGAAACTGCTGAGCCTGATGTTGCATAATAAGCTAACTCATTTGCCGTGCCAGGATTAACAACACCACCAGCAGAACTTGAAATTTGAATTGTTCCAGCACCAGGAGTAACAGTGATTGAACCAGCGCCTGTAATGCTTCCAACAACTGGAGTTGCACCAGTAGAACCAATAACCAATTGTCCGTTTGTCATGCTACCAGTAAAAGCCGGGACACCTGTTGAACTTGTTACGAGTGTTGCGCTATTTGCTGTAGTAATTCCACCAATCACATTGTTAGCAGAACTATAAAGAATCTGATTAATCGTAGTCGTGGCAGGATATGTCGCAGTTGTCGCTACCCAGTTTGTGCCGTCAGCTCTAAGAATGGTTCCTGTAGCCGTTGCAGTGCTTGGGTAGGTAGCTGTTGTAAATGTATACTTAGTACCATCTGACTGCGCTAATGTGCCATTTGCACCTACAGTCGTATTTCCAGTACCTCCATACGCTACACCTATTGTGTTTCCTTGCCATGTGCCACCAGTTATAACTCCAATATTGGAAATATTAAATCCATTAGCATCAACATTACCCCCAAACGTCATTGTTCCTGGTAATTGCAATGCACTTGATAAACTAAATACTGGATTACCTGTGCCTGTGCCATTCGTTACGTTAATCTGGTTTGCTGTGCCTTGTAAAGTTCTGGTGCTAACAACTCCAGTACCAGTAACGCTAGACATAAATCCAGTTGCTAATGGACTTAAGGCTTGCTGATTTGGCAATTCACTACTTGGAATCCATGGTGTTTGTAGTATATATGTTGCATCACTTGGGCCTAATCCACCACTACTTGGAAACGTGATTGGCACAATTTCAGTGTTTGCAGAATTCTTTTTCCATCCTTCATTAGCACCTAGAATTGGCAAATATATATCACCACCAAGACCTGTCATTGAACTGCCCAAATTAGGCGTTGCAGACACGTTATAGTGTGGCGCTACTTGCTGATTGTAAAGTTGTGCTTGCTGGTCAACCAGAGTTAGAATCCCGACATCCTGATTCAACATGCTTGGGGTAAAGTTTGTATTAGTATAGAGATTTAATCTATCTGCTGGTGTGTCTCTAGTAATGGTAATTACATCATTTAATGCTCGACCAACCAGAAATGTAACTTCAACAATTTCAGAGCCTCCAACAAAAGCCACAGTATAATTTGCAGAGCTTACAAGCTGCGTCAGGTCATCAGGTGTTTGCGCTGAGGTTCGTGCATAAACAACCACGTCACTCGCTGCGTTGGCTGTCCAGTTAGTTGTAAATACCGTCTGTCCAGCAGTAGCGGTTATCTGGGTTTTTGGTATTACGTCATTAATTGTAACTTGAGTTGACATGGTTATTCCTCTTTAAATGACCAAGGTTCTGCTTCTGCTCTGGTTTCTGGTATTTCAAGACCGTCAATCATTTGATTTATTAGTCCTCTTATGTAAAAGTTACCTATAAATGGAAGTAACCTTGCAGACCGTTTAACATCATTTTGATTTATTTTTCCTGAATAAGCCATACCCAATAAATTAAATACATCATTTACATAATCTATTCCAGCCCCACCTATTCGCAAATTTCTGTCCTTGTACCTTTCACCCTGTAACTTTGGAATTAATTCATTGTGAAAAGCCAAATTTAATCCTTCAACTGTGCTTGGTAATATTCCAAAAAAACCATTTTGCATGATTCCTTGAAGTGTTATTTTTTGCAAATCATCTTCATCTGTAAAAGCATCTTTCCCGTTGATAATTCTTCTTAAAGGTTCTTGCCATACGGATACTGCACTCATAGCTAAAAATCCTAACAAAGCTTTTGAGTCAGCACTTTGCATGGTTGGTATTAAGTATCTACCTGTAGCTGAAAAAGCCCAACCATTAAACATAAATAAGGTACCCATGATTGGATTATTCAATAATAATGGACCAGAGAACAATTGTCTTTTTACAACAACATCACTCACTCCTCTTCTAACTGACATTACCATTCTTTGCTGCAAATCTGCATCAAGCCAGTTTTGATAATTTGAATCATAAGCTAGACCGTTAAAAGAAGAAGTACCTCCATATTTATTATATTGATCAACAAGAGGTCTCGCATCTTCTTCTAATTGAATCCCAATGCGTGCCATCTGTATTTTTTGTGCCTTTGTGGCTTTTCCTGCTAGATAATCATGACATGCTTTAATAATATCTGATTGAAAACTTCTTTCAGCTATACTTTCATTCATATTTTCTATAGCGTTAGCAAAACTAAAGTTGCTTGATTTATGAGCAAGCCATTCTGAAGCTTTAACTAACTTCCCTAATTTAGATTCATAAGACATAGAATTCGAATGAAACCAAGAATTTTGGAGATTTGACGAAACATGGTTGAGTGCCAACAATGATTTTGCTGCTGATTCTTTAAGAATTTGCGCGTCTTTTGTTTTTAGCATTTTATTGAATGACTTTAAATGAGGTATTACACCCTTTGTAAGCCATGGTATAAAACCTGTCCGCAATAAAGAAGATGTTATATCTGTTAACTGAGCAATCGGCAAAGCTCCGAGTTTTGTGGAGTAGGCTAAATTTCTTAAGATGTGTAGTCCTTGTGAGGTTGTAGAACTACCAAGTTTGTCATATCTTCCATGGTAAATATCATACATTGCAGATATATCAGAGACAGCATTGTTATAATCTTTTTTTAATTTACTTAACTGTTTATTTCTTTTTTGTCCAGATGGCTTTTTTAATATTTCAGCTTCTTTGGCTTTATATTCTTCAAGTCCTTTATCTAATAGTCCTTTTAATCCATCAACACCATAAGATTCTTTGAATGCTTTTTTAAGGCCTATTCTTTTGCCCATGCTACCCATATATGCATGCATAGCTTTTGTTAAATCATTATCTAAATATCCAGCATCATTTAATACTTCTTGTGGAATTAGCACGCTTCTTTCTTTTGTATAAATCGGTCTTTCCATTCCAGGATGAATACCATGGCCTAGAACCGCATCTGTCAAAGCCATAGGTGAATTACCTAAAATAGACTGTCTTAAACTATAAGCAGCATTCATTCTAGATTTTTTAGTTGCATAAGTTTTAACAAAAGATGGCTCGGCATTTGGATCTCTAAAAACTATTTCATCGTTTCGGAGGGTAAAAAATCTTTGATTTAATTTTCCTGTTCTTGCCATAGATCTTAAAGTATTTTTATCTAAACCTGAGTCTAATAGTTTTTTTAATTCTGAACGTTCTTTTGTATTTAAATGAACTCTGTCTTCAAGTAAAAAATGAAACTCTTCATTGTCTGTTAACTTCTCATTTAATTCATCTTGGATAATTTGTTTTTTTTCCAATAAAATATTTTTTTGTAAGTTTAACTGCTCAGCTTCAATATCAGTTGCTTTAGAAATTTCTTGATCTAAATTTTTAATAATTTTATTTATTGCAACAACTGGTTCTTTTAATTCCTTAACTAAATCATATTGAGTTTTTAGATGATTAGATACTAACTCATAAAAACCATCTGGTTCAGCATGCAATTTATCTAAATTATAATTTTGGAAAATATAGTTTGCAGCATTTCTTGGTGATAAAAATTTTTCAATTCCATGCGCAGCTGCATAGTCTTCATTAATTTTTTCCATTATTGTTTGAAAATCTTTAGCGGCTAAATTTATTGAAGAAACTTCATCAGGTATGTCTTTTATAATAACATTTCTTACTCTGCGCCCAAATTCCTCAAAAGACATTGCTTTTTTTTCACTAAAAGCTTGAGTCATATTTTTAACTGCATTAACTGTTTGCAAAGAACTTGTTAAGCCATTTGCAGCATAATAGTGCTCTAAATAAGCGCCACTAAATTTTGTTGCGGTGGCTCTATAATATGACTGTATTGCCTCCGCACTATCAGGTCTCGCAAATCCTTGTAATTCTTCTGCTGTTCTAATGCCATGGTCAGCAATATTGTTTACAAAGTCCCTGAAAAACTGAAAGTCGCTACTTAATCCTCTAAAGACCGGGCTTGCCAACATTGAACCTTTTTTTAGAACTTTACCTAGACCAGGAATTTTATATAAGCCAGACTCAGCAACCATATTGAGAGCCTCAATTTTTGCCTCTTTAACTTTTTGAGCATTGCCAGCAATTTTCTCACCAGGAACAAAATCGTAACCAGTAATTTCTCCGTTTTCAAATATTGGATTTATAGTAGAGCCTTCATACTCCATATTCATTACTTTACGTGCATTCCAGATTTTCATGTTATCTAAACCATAACCTGTTGCTTTAGCAAATCCAGATAAAGCTCCTCCAAATATTGTATCTCTAAGTGTGTTAACAGCTAAATCAGGTAAATCAACTTGCATTTTGGATAATTGCAGGCCACCTTCGTAAGCAAGAGAATCTAGAGCAATATTAGGCAAAGCTTTTACTACGCTTGATAATGTATCTTGTGCAATTTTTCCTGTTCTTAATGTTGATAAACTTGGCAAAAACCACTTTGATATACCAACACCATAACTACCAACAGTTACCCCTAAAGCGCCTCCAATAAATCCACCTACTGCTGAACCATCTTCGAATCTTTGTTTGTTATATATTTCTTCTTGTATTCTCGCTTGGCGTGCCTTTAAATCATTCGGGCTTACTGCCTCACGAATATCAGGCCAGTATTCAGGAGGTATATTTTTATATAAATCTGGATCTTCAGTGTTAAAATTGTCAGGCACATCATCTTGCAAGTAATAAAGACTTAGTCCAGTTTGTTTTAAAGACTGGTAAGCATTTGGCCAAATGCCAAATTCTTTAAATCCTAAATATGCAGTTTCAAAAAGACCAGCTTTTGGCTCTTCATCCCCAACAGGCATTTCTGGTCTTAGGCCATATACAGATCCCATGTCAGCATTTGTAAGGTCGTATGGTAAATCCTTAGGGTTGCTTATTCGATTAGCCTCAAAGCTTTCTATGGCTGCTTTGTTAATACTTTCAGTTGCATTAGTTTTTATTGCCATAGTATTTCCTTATCGAAACATTTTTCCAGATTCTAATAGTCTCATTGTGCCAGTTTTTTGTAATAAAAATCTATTTATAGCTGATTGAAAATCTTCTCCTTCAAATACACTTACAGAACCATACCGTTCATTAATTTTATTTATGTTTGGTCTATAGTTAGGAGAAGTATAACTATTGCCAAAAGTTCCGTTCATTTGTTCTAAACCACCACTACTATTTCTTAAATTAACATCATATCCACCTAAAGTTGGCTCTCCGGGATTGGTTAATGATATAAATGGGCTTGGTCTAACCTCAATTGTATATGGTATTTTTTCGCCTGTTCTTTTTAAGACTTTATAAATTGTAATAGGTTCGCCAGATAAGTATTGTTTTTGTAGTTCTTGTGCATTAGCAGAATTATTAATTTTTGCTTCAGAAAATTTATTGTAATTAATTCTTTCTGGTAATTCATAGTAAAAATCAAGTGTACTACCTTTCATGTCATAAACTGCTTTCATATTGTCAACATGCATCTTAACTTGTTCATATACATCATCTTGAATTAAAGGTATTACTCGTTCATCTTTGTTCAAAGCTTTTTCAATAGGCATATAAACAAACTCTGAGCGACCATTAACTTTTGTTGTTCCATAGTTTTGATTTATACCTTTTTGTACAAATGATTTTGCTAACTCCGCATTTCCTTTAAAATACACCAGTGCATCTTTGTATGCATTTGCAACAGTTATGTTAAATGCTCCTTGATTTGGTATTGCAACACTTCTTGGTAAATTAACAAAAGTTTTTGCAAATGATTGTAATTGATTAGCAGAACTATGTTTATTGTTCCATTTTTGTGCTTCAGATTGGGCAAATTGCATTTCTTCTTTAGTTTGATAAATCATCCCTCTAGCCATTTCTACGGCTTGTTGATCTGATTCTGCAAAAGGCAACAATTCAGTAATTGCATGCTGTAGATGAGCCAACCGACTATCACTACTTCTTAATTCAGGAGAAAGTTTCTCTCCTTGATTTGTATCGTACAAACGCTGAATTGTTTGGGCTGCTTTGATTGCTATAGAAGGATTGGGATTGCCAAGCTGCGTGGCTAATTGATTTGTATATGCTGGACTTGAAACCGCCATGGTAGATTGCGCTCTAAATTGAGCTTCTTCTAAATTTATAGGTCGACCAAGATCTTGCGCTTTTTGCAACTCAGAGTTTGTTAACGCATCAAAAGCTTGGTTAACTTCTTTATTAGTTGCTCTTGACATGATAATTGGGTTTTGTGCATTTGCAGCAAGAAAATTAGTTTGTTCTATAGCTTTATTTGTTTTGTTTTGCTGATTTAAAAATTGTGAATAAAAATCATTAAAGCGAATAGGATCTAAATTTGTTTTCAAATTATCAATATCAGTTGGACTAAAAGTATTGTTTTCCATTTTCACTTTAGCTTCTGATATTAAAAGATTTTGTTCTCTTTGTGTAAACATTTCATAGTTTTGTACAGATCTCAAAGCGGAGTTTCTTGCATTAGACCAATCTGTATAACCTACTTTAATACCAGCAAATTCTTCAGGAACATCGGTTAATGAGTTTAAAAATGGCTCTAATTTTTTTCCTTTGCTTGCATCAATTGCTTGCCGACTTAACTCATTTGAAAGGTATAATTGTTTCAGTTCTTGTCTTTTGGCTTCTGCTGCACCTTTTGTTAATAAACCAGATTTTTCTTTTGCATTTATATAACCTATAGTTTGATCGAAGGTCTGTTTAGATTGGAGATTAGCATTTTCTCGACCACTTAAAGCAAGGTCAGTAATGTTTTTAGCTTGATTAGAAAGGTACAAGTCCGTATTTTCTTTTTCTTGTCTTTTTTGTTGACTTATAAGTTGATTATTTAAACTATAAACGTTTTGTTCTAATTTTGCCGTATATTGATTAGCTAATTTAGATTTAATTGTAAAAGGCGCTTGTTCAATAATTTGTTGCAAACCTTGTTGCATATTTTTTGAATAACTTTGAATTGAGCCATTGGACAATTGATAGTTATTGCTCAAATCTAAATGACCTTTTTGCAGCAATTGTTGAGCTTGCAAACCTAAGGTTTGTTCTGCCTGGGCACTATAACCTTCTACAAAAGCTTTATCAGCCTCTGTAATAGGAGGCAATAAATTACCACTAGGTTCCTTTCCTGCTTCTATTCCCCTGAGTTGTTGATATGTTTGAGATGCATTTTGAGCCATTTTTACGCCGATATCTCCTAATAAATTAGAAGAACTAGCAAGTTGAGTCATTGCGTTTACATAATTCTGTGGCTGCGTTGTAATAGAAAGCCGTTGTGTTGGTTCAAGTGTTTGGATTTCAGTAGCCATAATTTACCTCTTCTAAACCGTAGGAAGCTTTTCCTTTTTTCCCTAAACCAGCGGTTAAACTAGATATTGGAATTAAGTTAATAAACCGTTGCTGCATAGCTTGACCAAGTTGAGTTTGGCTAGATAAAGCATGTAAACCAGACAACACATTTCCAGCTCTAAGGTCTGCTTCTTTAGCAAGTTGATTCATTCTACGCACTCTTTCGTCTTCGCTAAATGCTGCCATGGATGTTTGTCTTAGGGTAGAGGCTGTACCTCCTGCGCTACTTGTTCCTCTTGCTGCTTGAACTGCAATTTGAGTGCCAATATTTTGTCTTAACTGTTTCATGGCAAACAATGATTCTTGCTCTGTTTGTGCTCTAAGAGATTCAAGATTAGCTTCATATTGTGCTTGCTCAATCTCACGACCAGCTTGTATTAAACCCTGTTGTCGGCGTGTTTGCGTATAATCGACAATCATGCCGGCTGCTTGCATTCCTAATAATATTCCAGCGAAAGGTAACATAATTATTCCTCGATTTTGTAATACACGCCAATTAATCTTATATCAAAAGGGTCACTGTGTGTGATTGTAATTGGATCTCTTAAAAACTCATTCCAGCCTTTCATGAGGCTTTTACTAAATATGCCTGTCTGTGGCACTGGTGGCCCTAATGGATTATATTGATTAAGAGTTTGTAATGTAATTGGCTGACCATCAATCTCACCACCAATAGTATTGTTAAACATGAATGTAGCGTTACGGATATGTTGTGGGTAAACTAAACTAGTGCCTTTTGGCCCTGTGGCTCCGGGTGGCGCATTAGGTAAGGTTTGAATAACCATGTTGATAGGTAGCCCAATGAATGCCTCTGTAACATCTGTAGGTTGGCCATGTGCAATAAATTCGACTGTTGAATTTGTTACACTGTCTTGAAATCCATAACCATCGCCTTGCATAACAACATCTTTGCCGTTAAATCTTGGCAGACCTGCAATGCTATTTACTGGAGGTCCTGAGTAAACATGACTGCAATCAGTAAATACATTAAAGCTTAACTCTTCAATAAAATATTTGGTGCTATAAGTAAAAGGTGCAACAAGTTCATTAGCAACTTTTCTTTCTACAACAAACCATGCACGACCATCTGGACTACTTGCGCCCCATCTAAAATAGGCTCTAAGCTCTGGTTTATTATCGTTGATTTCACCTGTGATGCATGATGTAAAACCTGTCACATTTTCATTCATTAATGTTTGGTAAACAACAAGGCTGCCATCGTCATTGATAATAAATATGTACCTACTACCTGCACGATTTAAATTCTGAAATGAGACTTCATCGTGAGGTGCGCTGATAAGGTGTTCGGAGGTAACACTCACAATATTTGACATGTAAGAGTTATTGCCACCATCCCAAAGCATTGTGTGAACATCATTACCACTGATAATAATAATCTGATTATCTATGCCTTGTGGTTGAATTGCCGTTGCAGGAGTTGAATCTTGCAGTTGCAATGAAAATGTTTTAGGTGTTAAAGCAGTTTCGTAGATTAATGGTGAGGAAAAAATTGCTGAATTTGTATGAACCGTTAAGCTTCGATATGGCACAATAAATTTAATAACATTTACAGTGTCGCTTGACGGAAAATAACTGATTGCATCGTCATCAGCTGGGTCTAATAATAATTCATCAAAGTTATTAAAATCATTAATTGCTGATAACCATAAACCATTTGGTAATGCATCGGTATTTGCAAATATAGCACGGCTTTGAAAACTAGAGCATTTGCTTGGAAAACCTCTTTTAGTGGACCAAGCTGGTTCTCTAACTTCAACTAATCGGCCTAATTGTGCTGTTAGTGTGCTTAAAGTACTGGTTACTGTGCCTGTCATTTGTGTTGCTGATACATAAGCTGTGAATGAGACACAACCATTTGATAGAAATATACTTCCACCGACATGCTCTGGTGTAAACACATTTCCTGAGCTTGTAATGGTACATGCTGTACCAACAGTCACTGAGGTTGGTGTAAAAGTAAAAGTATCGTAATTTACATCACCAAAATCATATTGAGGCAAATTAGTGAATACAATTGGTGTTAGAGTCCAGTTGTTTGCTATTAGTACGTTTGTAGTACCTGCGCCAACGGTATTTAATGTAAAAGCATTTGTGTTGTTTGCTGCATCACGGGCAGTTGCGTAAACTTTAATCAAGGTTCCTGTCGCATCAGTACGAATGAAGTACGTTACACCTATAAGTATTTGTGGTGTTGTACTAGGCATACTTGCCGGTACTGCATTTGTAAATCGTGCTGCTGATATCAAATTTGCTGCAACTGGATTAGTTAATGTAAATTGATTTGAAACAATACCAGCACCAGTATTGATTGGATTTGCTGCTAAACTGGAACGACTTAAGATATGTGGTTGGATAATATCAGCTGTTATTTCAAATTTATCTTCAAGTATTGTCCAGTCCATTGTTCGAATAACATGGCTTGTTAGTATGGCATTTGCAACAGTAGCGACTAATTCGTTTTCTAAATAAATTTCAACTTGTCCGGGAACAAAAGCTAAAACATATGTACATTCATTTTTATAAGGAAAAGTTTCAAAGAAAATATCACGCCAATCTGTTACACCAGTAATTTCGGCCGTGTATATAGTACCGAATCTTTTACCAATACCACCTTGAGGGTATGTAATAGTATTCTGTGCCTTTTTTAAAGATTTATAATAAGCGTCAAGAGTAGTTCTACCGTAAAGCATAGGTGACAACTCACCTCTACTAAACTCATCTTGTGACCATATAATTTGTGGCATATGCTCCCCTTAAGAAATACTATTAGGATAAACACCACCAATAGCACGATTGCCAAGAACAGGGAAATCAACCTGAGTAAACTGAGGTCTATTTTGACAATCAATTGCACATGCCATGGCTTGCATCTGATTTCGTTTACCTTCGATAACACTGTAGTATTCGGTTTTTTGAGCATTACTTAAACACAAGTATGCTGCTATTTCATAAACAAAGTAATTTACAAACCAAGGTGGGAGAGCTGAAACATCAGGCTGATAAATAAACTGCATATACCACGGCCCTTGGTTAAATGTGTAAATCTTGTTTCCATTAAAAATATCCCAGTCATATGTGTTTGGCCACACACTTAATGTTTTTAACCAACCACTGGGGAGTTGATATACATATAAATAAGGTGGTGGAGGTGTTTCAACAAGCAAAGATAGTTGTTCAAACTTGCTTGCAAATCTCCAGTTGTTTGCTGATAGAACACTTGGCAAAAGCATGTCAAAAGCTTGCTCTGCTGCTACAACTAATTCATCTTGGTCTATCAATGACACGATAGGTGCATGGCCCAACTGGGCCAAAGCATTTGAAATGATTTGTACTTTTGTTAAGGCCATGCAATTCCCCTATTAGCTAGCTGCTCTTAAAACTTGATAATACAACACCAAGTCAGCACCTGGGTCACCAGAAAAAATAACTGTAATGGTGTTTAAAGTTGCTGCTGCTGATAATACAGTACGGTTATTCGTACCATCATTTTTAACTTGCACAAATACTAAGTCAGTAGCTGCAACTCCGGTTACTGTAAACGCTTCTGTAGCACTACCACCAACAGTTGTTACTTGTGCAGCATATTTAACAATGTGACTTGGAGTAATTCCAGATGCTAATTTTGCTAATGTTACGTTAGCATTTAGAATTTTTGCAGTTTCAACAGCATCATTTGCAAGTTTAATTGCAGTTACTGCACCATTCTGTAAATTAGCTGTACCAACTGAACCAACTGGTCCAAATGTAACAACAGTAACAGTACCAGCGGTTTGGTTAACAGCATCTACATAATACATGCCGTTAGCATCACTTGCTTCAATGATAATAATATCACCTACCGCTAAATCATATACTGCTGATGCAAAATAGTTAGCAGCTGTAACAGTTGCAATATCATCAGTAGCAGAAGCATAACTGAAAATTGCTGGTCCATTTGTAAAAGCTGGGCCGTCTACTGTTACACGTCCACTGTTGAACGCTAAAGTATGTCTAGTAAATCTTTGGTCATTAAAAGCCATTTTTATTCCCCTTTATTATGCAGTTTCATCGCATTCGATTCCCAATACGCCCCGGGAATCGATCACTGTGGCTCCAGCACTGAATACACCGTTTACTAAGTAAGAGGTGTTCTGTGGAATGTAGTTCACTTCGGTGCGGAAATTCATACCGATACCCATACCAGTTGACATTTTGTGCCATGCTAAAGCGGTACGAATGTTTCCGGTTTTTGGTAAGCCACCCTCTGTCATTTGTGGAACTACGATAACGTTGAAACCTAAGTATTCACGAATGCGTGCACGGTCAATTACATCATTTCTGGTGTAGAAAGTAGAAACGAATTGGTCATCTTGCATTAAAGACTTGAAGTTATTTGCAGACATAGCTACATAACGCTCTGCAAGTGGCACTGCGTTGTTATCAAAGAACTCTAAACATTGGGTAAATTTCAAGTAGTTGAAGTTTGTACCGCCATCTGCAATAGTGTCACCGGGATTAGCAACTAATGCATCAATGGTGATTTGGTCAGAACGACGACCCATAGCTTGAGCGACTAACATGGCGTTTTCCATTTTAGCGTCAAAGTTTACTGTTAGTTCTTGTACTTCGTCTACTGCGGTAGGTGTGGTGTATTTTTGTAAAGTACATACTGCTTTGTTGTAACCGGGATCTTGAATGGTTACTGCTGCTAAGTAAGCAGTTGGTACAGAAATTACTTGATCTACTTTACGAAACTCTACGCTTGCACCGATAACATCGTATTTTGTACGAATGGTATCACGCATTAAAAAACCTGTAGAGCGATAGATTGCTTTTACCAACGCATCGAACTCGATTTGTTGGACATTAGTTAAACTTATGGACATTTTAATCCCCTTAAATAGTTAATGATGTTTTATTAAGTATTATTGGGCTTGTAAAATGTTGGTTGTCCGTGAAGGGCCGATTATGTACAAGTTATCCAATTCCCAGAAAAACTGGATACTTGTACACATTATAAACCGCTATTTACTTAGTTTGCAATCTTTCGATTTTTGCAGTTATTTCTCTTCGATATCTTGGATCTGATTTATATTTTTCAATATTCTGAATCATCTCAAGTTGCAAATCTTCAAGACTATGTACGCCATCAGATTGTGATTGCTCATTGCCCGGTATCATTGTGTTTTGTCCTAACATTTTTGACCTCAATTCTTCTAATGCTAACACTGCGTCAGCGGTTCTTAAATTTGATGTTAAAGCATAAAATGAGTCTTCAGATAAATTAGATTTAGCCCAGTTGTTTAAGATTTCTAATCTTTCATCTGCTTTATCACCTAAAGCCTGTTTTTCAGCATTATAGTCGATATTAAACTCATCCATGTACTTACCAACTGCGGATAACATTTTATCCATCACGTCTTGTGGTACACGTTTTGATTTAGCATATTGAGCCAATTCTTGAAATGGTTCATAGTCTGGGTCAATCCAGCCTTGTCCTGCTTCCCATGAATATTCATTAGGTGCATCACCAAATCTTTTTTGTAATTCTTGATAGGACTTTGCAACATCCGAGGCTTTTTTAAATTGGCTTGGCAACCAGTCAGGTCTATCACCTACACCGGGGGTATTATCATCAAGCCACCAAGAAGGTTCTTGTTTTTGTATACCAGCGTCTTGCATAGCCATATCTTCTACTGTTGACGTTATAGTATCAAAACTCATGCTTCACCTGCTGCTCTGCGTGCTTCTTCATCTTTTCGTATTTGATAGCTTTGTACACTACCAATGATTTGTCGAAAAGCTTCCCTAAAGCCTTCATAATAAATACATGCTTTATCATAGTTATCATTAATTTGGCTTGGTGTTCCGGGTATGATAAAACGCTCTTTGAATATCTCTAAAAGCTTTCTACCACCATCAGAATTAAACACATCCCAACATAACTCGTCGAGCTGTACTACATCTGTGTTACGCTCAGGTTGTGCTGTTTGATACTGTTCATAAAAGTTCTCAGGATTTATATATTGATTTTCACTCATTCTTATACCTCTGGTAATTGTGCTGCTGGTGCTGCACCTTGCTGTTGCATTAACATGTCTTGCTGCTCATTCAACTTGTCTTGTTGTGCTTGAAACACTCTTGCAACTTCTTCCGGAGCATTCAACAACCGACTATCAATTTGCATCAAGTCTGCTAATAGATACGGATATTCCATTGGGTTAATAAATGCTTGTGCTGCTTCAGGGCCACTGATACCTTGCAATAATTGAAAGTACTGTGTGAATCTGGCTATTTGCTCTTGTCCCTTAGCTAAAGCAAGTGGTGACCTGTAAACGAAAGAGATCAACTTTCTGTCTAGATTTGGATATGGAAGCAAACCCATTTTGTCCAGAATGTATGAGCATCTTTCGATTACTGGCCATAGAAACTCTTGTTGTAACCTACTAAATAAAGGCCCAATACGTTCAGCCAAGGTTTGATTTTGTATCATTAATTGCGTAGCACTAACTGGTTGCTTAGAGTCAGTTGGAATGATTGAATCTGCAAACATTAGGCTACGAATTTGCATACGCAAATCTTGGATACTCAATTGGCTAAACTGAGGATTTGAAGTATCAGGCAATGGAATTAAAGGTGGTTGACCACCTGCGCCTAATGGTGCAATTGGAATGATTGTCATAGGCTGTAATTTAAATGTGTGTGGGTTAAATGTTGCGTCAGTAAATGCCATGTATGGTTTGAATGTATTAAGGTTTGCTGCTGCAAGTTCAATGCGTGCAAGTTCATTTAAACTGATAATAGAAGGCAATGCATCCATAATTGGACCACGCCCATATGTATCGTTGTTTGTTTTTTGGAAACGCCACACAATACCGGGATTTACTTCAAACTCATCTACATACAAAATCTCACTGTCAGTACAAACCACATACTGATAACTCTTTTTTTGTTGTGGATTATACATAACACCTTCGTACACCATCTTGATTGTGTAGTCAGGATTGTTTCTCATCATCTGTAATATGCTTGGTGGTATTACTGCATTGCGCCAGCGTGTTGTTATCTCACTTGCTTTAACATCTTCCCAGTTACGATACCATGACTCTATTCTACCAGTCATTGCTTCTTCAATAGCAAGCTTATCCATAGGTATAGATGTAAATAACAACGGTTGTTCGTCAGTGTATTGATTCACTACCAAACAAGATGTGCCTACCGCCAAATCAAAATAACATTCATTAATTACTACATCGAAATTAGAATCATGGATGTATTCAAATAGTTTGCGCATGTAATCATTTAACATACGTTGAGCGTCATCACGACTTATTCCTGCATCGTCCTCATCAAACTCAGGGTCAACACTCAAGAATCCCCATTGCGTTTGTGGTGGGGTCATAGCGGTATGTAGTTTCGATACAAACGTTTTTGTCGCTTCGATAGCCGTTGTATCATAAACCCTTGTACCTTTCGACTCACCTTGTTGCTCTTTTGGTCTCCAGAATCTATTTCGATTTGGTATTGCATAGAAATAGCAAGCTTCGTGCAGACTCGCCCAAAGATAGCTAATTTGTTGCGCTCTATCGTAACGCTTCTTAAATTGATCTAAAAGTCTGTCTGCCATGTTTTTAGCCTAATGTTTGTTGATAGCCAGAGTCACTCATTGGTTGTAAGAATCCACTAGAGCGATATTTACGTCTCATTGACCGAATCGTTTTTTCTTGGATACGTTGTTGTTCCATTTGCTTCTCAGCACCGATTCTTTTTTGTTCTTCAATTGCAGATTGCTTTTGCTGATAATAAGTATTTACTGCATCAGCTCTTGCTCTTTTTTCTGCTTCACTTGTATGTGGTACTAATCCACCTACAACGTCTTCTATTTTTTTTAAACCTTTTGATAGCCAGCTCATTTTATACCCTCATATCCAAATGTGAACATAAATTACTTTTTCTACAAACTCATCGGGATGAATTTCCCTTTCAACGTATACTATTCTATACGGTATTTTAATCTGTTGCTTTAGTTTCTTTAATTGCTGCGATATTGTTGCCATTATGCATATTCATCTTAATCAAATCGTCTTTCATTTTATCGACTTGTTCTTGTAATTTAAATGATTCATACGCACGAATACCAATGTTTATAGATTCCATTAGTTGTTTAATTTCGCTTGCACAAAACTCACCGCCTGTGGCTTGTTCTATAAGTTGTTGATACTGTGTGTGTGGGTCAGCACTACTATCTACATTTAAACGTATTCTAGCACTTCTGCCGTAGTTATAACGTTGTGCGCCAATACCTTCCCAGTACTTAAAGTTAAAGTCTGGGTTGTCAGCGTTTTCCTCGCCTTCACGTTCCCACATTACCTGAGCATACAAACTTGCAAGTCTTGAGCATTCGTCAAAGATGGGATAAGTATTTCGCCATTTATAAAATCGTTTTTCTGAAATGCAAGCTTCTAAACAGAACTCAGCAACAGTACCACCATTACCGATAATATTTAATACCATTAAACAATGGATTTGTTCATCGTATATTTGATTATGCGTTTTTACTTTATTGTATATTTTCTTAGGGTCTAGTTTCATCAATAGATTCTCCTCTATAATTATTCTGTACTATTTTTGGAGAAATTACAAAATGATTGATAATAAGCAATTGCGAGAACAAATTATAAAACCTGCTTTAGATAGTTTACAAATGTATAGTGATAACGCTATGGAGTTACTTGTATTTACTTGCGCATGTGAATCGTTAGGTGGCACATACGTTAAACAAGTCAAAGGGCCTGCACTCGGTATCTATCAAATGGAACCTGCAACTTATACAGACATTTGGGAAAACTATATTAAACATAGTTCGTCTTTAGTTCAGTTGTTAGCACTAAACTTTGCTTCCCCTTCAATTCCAAACCCAGAACGCATGGTATATGACCTGAGGTTTGCAACGGCCATGGCACGACTACACTATCGTAGACGCAGTGAACCTTTGCCCCAACATACTGATATTGAAGCGATTTGGGAATACTATAAAAAGTATTACAACACCCATTTAGGCAAAGCAGAAAAAGAGGAATCAATTAAACATTACCGGAAGTTTGTAAAGTAGTTTGATTCGCCATAACATCGCTTAGCTCAATAATATGTAAGCAGTGATTGCACATTAATGTGGTCACTTGCTTCATATGTGGGCTGCATACCCACGAAACTGGTATATAGTTATGATTATCGCTTATACCGCACACCTTAGCCTTCTCTATCCACATAGGGTTACAC